GAAAATGCTAATAAAATCAAAAACTTAATTGATTTAACTAAGCAATGTTTTGAAGATGACACACTAGATGGTAGATCTAAGCAGGGTCGTGCTGTTAGGAAATATTTAGTTGAAAATTGTATTGATTACAAGACAACGGGTCGTGAATTAGTCGAAGCTATAGAACTAACACAACAACAAAAGGATTTTATACTAGAGCAAGCAGAGCAAGGCTTATCATCTTTAGAAATAGCTAAAATAATCTTTGCTGATAAGCAAGTTAAGCCTTTGTCAAATGAACAAAGAACGGTGCTGTCATATATTAGGGAGATAAATCCTGACATAATGCCGTCACAAGATAGCGGGGCTTTAAATTCATACATTGCACCGAAGTCTCCGAGCAGAATCATTAAAAAAATCAATGATGCCACTGGCTTAGGTTTAGACGACTCCAAAATTAATAGACAAAAACAAATTTGCATTGAAAAGCTAGGAATTAACTTAAGCAACTCCCGTTTTTTAAAAATAATTAATAATTATTTAAATGAGTCGGATAGGGTTCTTTTTGAACATGAGTTCATAAGATTGACATGGGATAAGCCTGATTTAACTGCGGATGAGATAAATCTATATCTCAATGCATGTAAGGAAGTTATAAACCTTGAGGTTATTAGCAGTCACTTAAATAAACTGAACGACATGTTTGATATAGCTGACGACCAAACAGAAATGAGCGTCAGGTTAGCTGAGATAATCAAAGCAAAATCACAAGAATACCATCAATGTGAGACTAGGATAGAAAATTTAACTAAAAAGCTTCAAGGTGACCGTGCTGAGCGAATGAAAAAGTCTCAGAAAGAAAATGCGTCATTTCTTTCAATCGTGCAACTCTTTCAAGAAGAAGAAGAGCGTAAAAATATGATTAGAATAGCAGAGATGCAAAAAATAGCTGTTAAAGAAGAATGCGAAAGGCTAGAAGGCATGGCTGAGTGGAAAGCTAGAATTTTAGGAATAGGGCCAGAGGATGTCATTTAACTGTAAAGAGTGCGATCAAACTTTTGAGTCGTTGCGTAGTTTACACGCACACTTAAAAAAGCACGACATGTTTGTCGGTGATTACTACGTCAAACACTTTGCAAAAAAAGATAGGTTTACTGGCGAGCTAATTCCTTATAAAAATTATTCACAATATTTTTCAAAAGATTTTATTAGCGCCGATAACATGAGACTTTGGTGCGAAACAGCACCAAAAAAAGAAGTAAAAGATTACATAGTGACTTCTTTTCAAAAAAAATTAAAAAATAAAAACCTATCAAAGATTCCTCCATCTACTTACCTAAAAAGTGGAGACATTCCAGATATAAATATTTGTAAAAAAGTTTTTGGTTCTTTCAATGACGCTTGCAAAAAAATTAAAATGTTTCCAATGTTGTCAGACGCTTTACCTGAAGATTTTGGTAACGACTACACTGATATTAAAATTTTTATAGATACTAGAGAACAAAACCCTTTATCATTCAAAAAACAAGAATTATTAAAACTTGATGTTGGCGATTATGCTGTGATGGGTGATGATTTTGATTATACTTTTGTAGATAGGAAATCTTTTCAAGATTTTTGCGCTACAGTAACAATGGGGCATGATAGATTTTTAAATGAGATAGAAAGATGTAAATCTTTAGGTTGTTATTTGTTTGTAGTTATTGAAACAGCTTTTGATGACATGGAAGAAGAGAATAGCAAGTCGTATAAAAAATTTAAATTAGATTATGTGTTTCATAAAATGCGTAAAATACAAGCTGAGTACTCAAATCATTGTCAGTTTGTTTTTAGTGGGTCTAGAGATAAAAGTATATTATTGATTCCTAAAATATTAGTTTTAGGTAAAAAGCTTTGGGGTGTAGACTTAGAATATTTTTGGAGTAACCAATTAAAACAAAATGGCTTGGCAAACAGGAAAACAGAAACTAAAAAGACCTTACGCAGGTATCAACCAACAAATAATCGAAAAAGAGGGATATTTGGATGATGTTGAAGCAAAGATATTGCTTTATAAGTTCTTAAGAGAAAATCCATCTTTCGCTACAGATTTACTTACTGGAGTAAAACTTTTCCCATTTCAACATATGGCGATAAAGGCTATGATGGAGTCTGATTACTTTTTGGGCATATGGAGCCGAGGAATGTCTAAAAGCTTCTCTACGGCTGTTTTCGCGCTCTTAGACTCTATTCTTAACCAAGGTGTTCAGATAGGTATACTTTCTAAATCATTTAGACAATCAAAGATGATTTTTAAAAAAATAGAGGATATAGCAAAAAGCCCCAAAGCCACATTTTTTTCCCAATGTATTACTCGGACATCAAAGGCGAATGATGAGTGGGTTATGGAGATAGGCACAAGCAGTATAAGAGCTTTACCTTTAGGTGATGGAGAAAAATTAAGGGGTTACAGATTTCAGAGAATAATTATTGATGAGTTATTATTGATGCCAGAAAAGATTTTTAATGAAGTTATAATGCCTTTCTTATCTGTCGTAGAAAACCCTACAGAAAGACAGGACACATACGATCTTGAAACTAAAATGATCGAGCAGGGCAAAATGAAAGAGGAGGATAGAAAAAAATGGCCGAACAACAAAATCATTGGGCTTTCTTCCGCTTCTTACAAATTTGAGTATTTATACAAGATGTATCAACAGTATGAAAACTTAATATTAAATAAAAATAAACAAGACGGGGCGCACCGCACGATAATGCATTTTAGTTATGATTGTGCTCCAGAACAATTATATGATCAAAATCTAATTAATCAGTCTAAAGCTACAATGAGTGAATCTCAGTTTCAAAGAGAGTTTGGAGCTATTTTTACTGATGATAGCTCTGGTTATTTTAAAGTTAGTAAAATGGCTGAATGCACTATACCTGATGGAGAAGGGCAGTCGGTAGAGATCATAGGTAATCCAAAAGATGAATATATATTAGCGTTTGACCCTTCTTGGTCAGAAAGTGAAAGTTCAGACGACTTTGCTATGTTGCTTATAAAGATTAATTTAGATACTAGAAAAGGAACAGTTGTCCACAGTTATGGTTTGTCTGGGTCTAGTTTAAAAACTCACATTAAATACATGGCTTACATACTGACGCATTTTAATGTTAGTGCTGTAGTGGGCGACTACAATGGAGGTGTGCAGTTTGTTAACTCATGTAATGAGAGTGAAATATTTAAAAGTAAAAATTTAAAACTTGGTGTTATAGAAGTGGATTTAGACAACACAAAAGATTATGATAAAAATTTAAGGAAATTAAGAAATCAGTACAATAAATCAAATAAAAACTTTGTGTTTTTAAGAAAGCCTACTTCTGCTTGGATAAGGCTAGCTAATGAATCTTTACAGTCAGCTTTTGATCATAAGAGGATATTTTTTGCTGGCGCGGCTATGAATGACGATTATAACAATCAAAGAAAATCCAGAGTGCCAATTGAAGAATTAAAGTTTATGAGAAATGACCCTAATCAAAAGGGGGGCAGAGGAGCTAGGATGATTGATTTTGTAGAGCATCAAAAGGATATGATGGACCTAATCAAAGTTCAATGTGCTCTTGTGCAGATAACGACTTCTGCTCAGGGAACTCAAAGCTTTGATTTACCTCCAACTCTTAGAAAACAAAAAGGTGCTGACAAAGCTAGAAAAGACTCTTATTCAGCTTTAGTATTAGGTAACTGGATGATGAATATTTATTATGACATGCAAGACTTTAATGAAAACAATAATCAAACTACATTCACTCCAATGTTTATTTCTTAACTTTTAAAAGTTGAAAGTTAACTTTAAGTGTAAAACAAAATATTGTTATGGCTAAGAGAAAATATACCAAACGTTCAGAATATTGGAATAAATTTAACAAAGAGACAAAAACCTATATACCTATAGGAGAAAATGTAAAATAGAGCCTGATTTATTAGGTGAACCTTTTTACACATCTGATGCATCTTTTAATCAGGTATCAAAGGCTAGAAGGCAGTCTGCTAGCACTAGCGGTTTTTCAGGATCAAGACAAAATAGAGCAGCGCTTGTAAATCTTAGAAATAGATACTCTAGTATTGCAGTAGGTTTACTTCCCTATGAGTATTCATCCGATGGAGTCAATGTTCGCGATGCCATAGAGCTTTGCCAAAAAGCATACGCAAATGTAGCAGTTTTTAGAAATGCTATTGATATAATGTCTGAGTTTACTAACACAGATGTTTATTTAGAGGGAGGGTCTAGAAAAAGTAGAGAGTTTTTTGAAGAGTGGTTTAGAAGAATAAATCTTGTAAATATAAAAGACCAATACTTTAGAGAGTATTATCGTAGCGGTAATGTGTTCTTATACAGGATGGATGGAAGCTTTAAAGCTGATGATTATGCAAAAATTATAAATCAAGTTGGAGCAATCAATCCAGCTGGAAATAGGATACCTTTGAGATACATACTTCTTAATCCTTATGACATAACAACTAAAAGATCAGCGACTTTTTCAAAAAATGCATATGAAAAAGTTTTATCTGAGTATGAGCTTGCAAGGCTTAGAAATCCACAAACAACTGAAGAACAAGCTTTATTTGATAGTTTTGATGAGCAAACTAAAAAATTAATAAAAGATGGGGGATATACAACTAGAGGAGTAAGCATGCATCTAGAAGCTGAAAAGCTTTCATATTCTTTTTATAAAAAACAAGACTATGAGCCTTTTGCTGTGCCTTTTGGTTTTCCAGTTTTAGATGATATAAATGCTAAGATGGA